TTTTGTACCGAAAGAAAAAGGCTTTAAAAGCCGATGATCTTGCAGGACTGCTTGACAATCGTGGAAGTTGGAAAAAAGGTACATCGTCAATCCCCGAAGAAGTGTGGCAATGCTTTTTAAGTTTTTACCTTGACGAAGCACAGCACCCTATACAAGCGTGCTACGAGTACACCGAAATGTGGATTAAGCGAGAAGCTCCACAGCTGTTACCTCTCCCTGCTTATGCATCGTTTTACAGGAAAGTACAAACGGCAATACCTAAGCCTGTTGAAATTATGGGACGGCAAGGTATGAAAGCATTTAGAGACAGGTGTGCACCGTATATCAGACGTACCTATGAAGATATGGTAAGTAATGAATGGTGGATTGCCGACAATCATACTTTTGACGTACAGACAAAAGGTGAAAAAGGTAACCTGCACAGGCTTTATCTCACAGCATTTTTTGACGCTCGCAGCGGAATATTCACCGGGTGTTATGTAACAGACGCACCGTCATCACAGGCAACACTCATAGCACTTCGTAAAGGAATTATGAAATACGGCATACCGCAGAACATTTATGTTGATAATGGTCGTGAGTTTCTTACCTTCGACGTAGGTGGTTTAGGTCACAGGCAAAAGAAGAGTACAAAAGATAAATTTGCTCCACCTCCTGTGTTTGAAAGACTCGGTATAAAAATGACGAACGCTATTGTGCGAAATGCAAAAGCAAAAATCATTGAGCGGCGTTTCCGTGACGTTAAGGACAGGCTTTCAAGATTGTTTCCGACTTATACAGGCGGTAATGTTGTAGAGCGACCCGAAAGACTTAAAAAGGTAATCAAGGACACCGACAACATACCCACAGATTATGAGTTTACTCAGGCAGTTGAGGACATTTTAACCTACTATATGAATGAAAAACCATATAGCGGAGCGGTAAGCTCAGACAGCGGTAAAAGCCGAATGCAGGTTTACAGAGAACAACTTAAAGAAAAACGAGTCGCCGCAGAACTTGACCTTAACTTAATGTTAATGAGAAGCACAAGAAGTCAGAAAGTCGGCAGGCGTGGAGTACATCTTACTGTAGCAGGAGAAAAAATCGACTACTACAACGATGACCTTATTCTAAATCATTTCGGCGAATCGGTTTACTGTCGATACGACCCGGAAGATATATCAAAAGTCAGAATTTATGACCTTGATGATAACTACATAATGACTGCACCCACAGACAACGAAGCAGTCCTTGCATATGGAGCATCTAAAGATGCAGTTGCTCAGGCACTGCGTAAGGTTAAAAGCCTTGAAAAGCTCACTAAACAGGAGCTTAAAGCAAGTCAGATTACCGCATTTGGCAAGGAAACAGCACTTAACCTTGTGCTTGCGACAGCAGAAGAAAACAAGGCGAAAGCCGAGGAAATTAACCCGAAAGTTATATCAGTACACCGTGCCGATGAAACGGCAGAGCAGTTGCCTATGGCAGTTGGTCAGTCGAATATCGTAACGATAGATAAGGCAAAAATGATAAGAAATCTTGAACAGCGACAAAAGGAGGAATAATAAATGTCGGTAATGTCAGCCAATCCTGAATTACAGGAGAAATTAAGGAACTTTATCGAAGAGTGCGGCTCACAAACCAAAGCCGCAAGGGCTCTCGGTAAATCAGCGGCAACCTTGTCAACCTATCTTAATGACCGTTATAACGGTAATTTAAGTGATTTTGAAAAGTTTTTAACTGAAACATTTGAAACCAAAGCCGCTGCAGAAAATCTGAAATCAGCTCAAGTGCTTAACAGCTACAAGCCTACAAGCATAAGCTCAGAAGTTTATGAAACAATCCGCTTGTGTCACCTTAAGGGCGGTCTTGCAATTGAGTGTGGCGATGCAGGCATCGGTAAAACAATGGCGTGCAAAAAGTATGCTGAAGATTATCCTGCAACAGCAATTTATGTGTCCGTAAACCCCTGTTTAGTAACTTTAAGTGCATTTTTAAAACTGCTTTGCAGAACACAGAAAATCACGGCATCAGGGCGAAAGGATGAAATGTGGCTGAGGCTTGCAGACAGCTTTGAAGGCGAACGCAAGGTGCTCATCATTGATGAGGCACAGCACCTGCCGATTAAGACCATTGAGGCTATCAGAGCATTTTTTGACAGCAACCCGTTACTCGGCATCTGCCTTGTAGGCAACATCGAAACTGTCACAAACACGGGTAAAAGCAAAGAAGCCTTTGCTCAGATTCGCAATCGCACAAAACTTACCGAGGTAAGGCACACATCAGCAATTAAAAACAGCGACATTGAGCTGTTGTTTCCTGCCGTTAAGTCCGATGAACGAGCAGTAAGTTTTTTGCTTGGCATTGCAAGGTCTGAACAGGGTATCAGAGGAGCAAGCAATGTGTTTGGCAATGCCGTAGACAATGGAAACATCACCTATGAGGGCTTAATCGCAATGGCAAAAGCTATGCGTATCAAGGTGTTTTAAACAATATTTGGAGGGATTTAAAATGTCGTTAAGAAAAATTGTGTTACTGCTCGCCGCAGGGTTCAGCACGGGAGTAGTAATGACTGCCGCATTCGGTCAAATGGGTGCAAGGAGCTTTACAGCAGGCGGAGAAATTTGCTTTGTGCCTATGGTGCTCCTGCTTGTATGGGTTGGTTGGATGATCCGTGGCGAAAGCCGAAAGGTAAAAAAGAGTAAAAGGAGGGGCAACAATGACCGCAGAAGAGTGGAAAAAGGTTGACGAAGCCCTTGCATCTGTATGGAGTCCGTGTGTACATCTCAAAATTGACGGATACAAAGTATCTCTGAACCTCACTCAAAAATCACGATATCAAAATGCTATCCTTGTTTATGTAAATGATGAATTTCGTGGTAAATGGCTTGCAGAGGACTGTGAAATCCGCAGAAGATTTTATTGCTGTAAAAAGCGGTCAGTTGTCACCGAAAAGGACTTCAAAGAATATAAAGTCCGTAGTAAAAAAGCAAAACAAGAGCTTAAGGATAAGTTTAGTTACGATGTATATACACCATACTGGACAAACTTTGAGAAAATGAAAAAACATTTTATTGCTAATAACAAAAGCATTGAACTTTATTAAATTTCGGAGGGATAAAAATGGAAGATTACACAGTTGAATTTGGAAATGAATTGAGTGGAGCGATAATAGATTCGTTTGCTAAAAAAGCTAAAACCGCTGTTTGTGAAAAAAAGGTAGTAATAATTTCAGTTGAAAATTCTGACAAAACAACTGATTCTGTTGTAACAGGAAATGCTATTGATATACTTGGGAAAATAGGGACATTAACAATAGATGTCATAAAAAAACTTGAGAAAAATATGGGCAAAAATTTTGCAGATAGAACTTTGGAAGGCTTTATCTGTGCAATAAAAGAGGTTAATGAGCGGAGATAATCCGCTCACCTTAATGCAACTTCCGTCAACGGGAACGGTCACAAGTCCGTGTAAATGCAGAGTGAGGATAGGCAATATTAAGCAATATATATTGAACAGGAGGTCAATTATGAAAACATCAAAGAGAATTTGTAAAAACGGCTCTATTACTCTGCCAAAGCAGATAAGAGGCGAAGCAGGATTGTTTCCGGGCAATGCTGTTGACATTGAAACAAGTACAGACGGCACTGTTACAATTAAACCGTCCGCTCCCTGTTGTCGCTTTTGCGGTACGGTCGAGAATGTGATTGTAGCCGACAATGTTGTTATCATCTGCCGCAAATGTGCCGAAAAATTACTTGCAAAGGTGGATAAAACAGATGACTGATTTAAAAAAGCAGATTGATGAGCTTGCAGGCATTAAAGCAGATATGAGCAAGCTCAAGGCACGCAAAGATAAACTCGAAGCAGAGATTATTATGCAGTGCTCGGAAGACCTTGAAAACACCAAATATAAGAGTGTCCATTACGCAGGCACAGAATCCGAACTTACGGCGGTAACTTCGGAATCTCTGAAAATTACATACAACTCATTTTTGCTCTCAATTTTTGGCAAAGCGTACAAAGATGCAGTCACGGAAAAGACAGAATATTCCCTCTCTGCTCCGGCAAAAAGAATGCTCATCGGTTTGTGGAAAGGCAATTTTGTAAGATGCACCGTCAAAGAGGTTATTGAACAGATGAACGGCGTGTCTGATGACGAACGCAAACAGCTTGTTAAGAAATGCAAAGGTATCAATTATGATAAAGATGTAAACAACATTTTGAAGTTTACAAACATCTCGGAAGATGATGCCAGAGAGTATGCTTACCTTATTTCGGAGGCGGCAGTATGGCAGGATTTCAAAAATCTGCTCACCGTTAACGGAATGGATGAAAGCCATATTGACGAAATCCTAATGAAGATACAGAGCAGTTTTGTGGTTGAGGACAGCACAAAGATATCTTTAAGCTGAGGTGATTGATTTGTTAAAGCCACAGCAGACACAAAGAATATACGCAATGGCTGCACGGCTCGGTGTTTTGGAATCGGGCAACAAAAACGATATGCTGCACACGATTGTTTATCGTCTTACTCAAAAGGAAAGCATACGCAGTCTTGATGAGAATGAGTATAAAACGGTTGTATCTGAGCTTGCCGAGAGGCTTAAATTGCAGAATCTTACAGAGCCGCCGAAACCGTACAAAAAGAAAAAGTACGAGGACAGCGGCAGAGGCAAAATGTCAGACGGTCAACGCAGAAAGGTTTGGCAGTTGATGTATCAGCTCGAAAAATATGACACAGAGCCTACCACAGCAAAGCTCGGTGACAGGCTCTGTGGCATCATCAAAAAAGAGCTGAAAATTGACTGTACATCAAAGCAGCCTTTTAGGTGGCTGACATATAATCAGGGCATAACCTTGATTGAAAAACTTAAAAAGTACATTGACAGTGCTGCTCAAAGGAGGAAGGCTGGTGAAAATAAATCTTGATGATTTGGTAGGCACTCAAAGGGATATAGCGGAGATAATAGGAATTGAAAGCTATATTAAACTCTGTCAAACATTTGGCGGAGATACAATATATATCCAAAAATACAGCGAGTTACAAAAACTTGAACGCAACGCTGAAATCAAGGCAAAGTACAATGGATACAACAGCAGTCAGCTTGCAAGAGAGTATGATTTATCAGAAAGATATGTGAGAATCATATGCTCAAACGGTAACATTGATGGTCAGTTAAGTATTTTTGATGATATATAACAATGAAGAAAAAATAGGATATTCTTCCTCTACGGGAGTACGGATTTATAAGGTATTATTAAGTTACAGACTTAATGATACCTTATTTTTTGGAGTAGTTTTTATGAACTTTGCGTCAGACACTTGGTGGCTCTTCGGTCTTATCATTTCGGGAGCTATTGCTATTATCAGTTTTTTTCTTAAAAGGACAATTAACGAAGCGGATAGACACGACAAGGAAATCAAAGAAATTCAGCTGTCATATGTTACGAAAGATGAATTAAAAGATATTAAAACCGATGTCAACAAATCTATCGGTAAGTTGCAAACTGATGTTGAGCAAATAAAGGAAAACTGTTTGACCAAAAAAGATTACTACAACTCTATCAACGAAGTTAAGGACGAAATAAAGACACAAAACAAGCTCATTTTGGAGCTTTTAAGAGGAGGTAATAATAATGACTAACGATGCTGAGGCATATATGCAGAAAATCAAGGCAAGAAACTTTGTTCAGAACAACGGACAGATTTTGAGAACTATTAACATACTTCATGTGAATTATGAAAAACTGTCCGATGTTAAGTACGCAATCGGGAATGTATCAGAACATGACTTTTTGTCATCGGTTAATTACCTCTTTTTGTCGGAGTATATTTTACTTCGCAATATCAAAACAAAAGAGCCTGCCGACATTGCAGATGTGCCGTATGAAGAACTTGAGGCAAAACTCTCATCAAAGGGCATTAAGCTCCTCGAAGGCTCTGTTACTGATAACTCGGTTGAGGTGTGATTGTGAGCAGAAACAACCGCAGAGCTTGCGGAAAAATTGACAAACTGCCCTCTGACCTCAAGGACACCGTAGATCAGATGCTTGTAAGCGGACAGACATATCGTGAGATTGTAGCTTATCTTGCAGAAAACGGCGAACAGCTGTCACAGGCGGCGGTCAGCCGTTACGCATCAAGATTTTTGGCAAATGCACAGCAGTTACGAATTGCACAGGAAAATTTTAGAATGATACTCACGGAAACGGAGCGTTATCCTGAACTTGACCCTGCAGAGGCAATTTTGAGAATGGCATCACAAAAGGTTTTTGATGCCATATCAAAACTTGACGAAGGACAATTCGATGAAGTGTCTGCCGAAGACCTTTTAAGACAGGCTACTGCCCTTGCAAGAGCAGTAACATACAAGCGTAAGACCGACACGGATGTTAAGTCAGACAAGCAGATTGCCCTCGAAGAAAATCAGAGCCTGCTTTATGACACTATCAAAAAGAGTAATCCACGGCTCTACAACGAGCTTATGGACGAAATCAACAAGCTCAAAGCAAAGGAGCAAGGATGATGAACATCAAGTGGTATGTTTTGTATGTAAACACAGGACAAGAACACGCTGTTGCGGAACAGCTCCGACATCGTGGTTATGATGCTATTGTGCCGGTCGAAAACAAACTGATCCGCTCAAAAGGCAAGTGGATAACCCAACCGCATATACTTTTTGACGGCTATGTATTTGTCCGTATGGACTATGAGTGGTCAAAGTATTATGTATTCAAAGGTATTCCACACATTATCAGATTACTCGGCGGCGGTACAAGTCCTATCCCTTTAACCGACAAAGAGTCTGAATTTATTCTGACTTTAAGCGAACTTTTGAAAACTCCCTCGGTACTTAAATTCACTGGTGAAGGTTACGAAACTGTCAGCGGATTTTTGGCTGAGAATAAAGATAAAATTGTGAAAGTACAGAAACGATACAAGAAAGCAACGGTCAAAATTACCCTTGCAAGTGAGCCGACTGAGCTTACAGTATCGTTTACCGAACAAATGCCCGAACAGACGGCGGATTGATTCGTCTCCGCCCGATGCAACGGCTGACATACGGCGAAGTCACCGATAACCTCAGGTTAGCGGATGGCGAAGCTATATATATACCCAAGTTAAAAACAGCGGTTTGTTCGTTCATGGATAATCCCTCCGGTAATTAGTTCATATGGCTGACATTAAAATTAACACCACAAACCGCTGTTTTTATATATATTAAAATGCTTTTAAACACCTTTTAACGGGTGTTTATTTTTATGCAAAAAAGAAAGAAGGTGCAAAATGAATAAGCTGTCACAACTTGAACAACTACTCAAGGCAACAAACACAAAGCAGGAATTTAATATTGTTGAAGATTTAAAGTCACTTGCTCTGTCCTATGGAGTTGTAAAATCAAGGGAATTTCGCAAAAAGTTAAATGCTTTAATTGCAAAATATGAAAGCGACGAACTGACGGCAATTCGGCAGGCACTGATTAAAAAATGTCAGAACGGCGACACACAGGCTATTAAGCTGTATGCAGATTACTTTAAGCCTGAAACAGTAACAACCGTTGATGACGGATTGATTGAGGCACTTGAAGGTGCGGGCAAGGAGGCTTTTAAGGATGAAGTTTAAGCCTTTTTCGAGAAAGCAGCTAAAAGTACTTAGCTGGTGGAAAGTTGACGGGATAAAGGATAAATATGATGCGATAATTGCAGACGGATCTGTTCGTTCGGGAAAAACCGTAAGCATGAGTATATCTTTTATCTTTTGGGCAATGGCGATGTTCTCGGACTGTAACTTTGCTATATGCGGCAAAACCGTAGGCTCTTGCAGGCGAAATGTTATTAAACCACTTATAAATATGCTTAAACATCGCTATGACATCAAGGATAAACGGTCGGAAAACTTGCTGATAATCAGCAAAGACGGCAAATCTAATACATTTTACATTTTTGGCGGTAAAGATGAAAGCTCACAGGACTTGATTCAGGGTGTTACGCTTGCCGGAGTGCTTTTTGACGAGGTTGCGTTGATGCCGAGGTCATTTGTTGAGCAGGCTCTTGCCCGTTGCTCTATCGAGGGTGCAAGGTTTTGGTTCAATTGCAACCCCGATAACCCTAACCATTGGTTTTATCGTGAGTGGGTTTTAAAGGCTCCTGAAAAGCACGCTTTGCGACTTAAATTTTTAATGGACGATAACCTATCATTATCCGACAAGGTAAAACAGCGGTATTACAGTCTTTACCAAGGCACATTTTACCGCCGCTTTATCCTTGGTGAGTGGGTTATTGCCGAAGGTCTTGTTTACCAAGATTACAATGACCATATTAAGGATAAGTTGTGGAACGGCAATCCCGATGAGCTTGTCGGACGGTGGTATATTTCAATGGACTACGGCACAATTAACCCTTGCTCTATGGGACTGTGGTGCGTGACCGATAACGAGGCTATTAGAGTGGATGAATACTACTACAACAGTCGCAAAGAAGGCTATCAACGCACCGATGAAGAGCATTATGCAGAGCTTGAAAAGCTCGCAGGTGACCGATATATAGAGCGTGTGATAATTGACCCGTCCGCCGCATCATTTAAAGCTACAATCAAAAGACACGACAAGTTTTTTGTTAAGTCAGCAAAAAACGATGTTATAAACGGTATCCGCACTACAAGCCAAATGCTCAATGACGGCAGAATTAAAATCGGCGTTAAGTGCAAGGCATCACAAGAGGAGTTTGGAATGTACCGTTGGGATGATAAAGCCGAGGTTGACAAAGTGGTTAAGGAAAATGACCACGCAATGGACGATATACGCTATTTTGCTTATACAGTCCTAAAGCGTGAGTTTAAATACAAATAATAAGGAGGTGAGCAGTTGAAAAGGCGTGCTAAATATGTGTTTTTAAGTTGGTTAAGGAGTATTGTAAACAAGCTTGACCCCGAAAACGCTACAAACAATTACCAGTATGACAATATGGAAGAGGCTATGGAAGTATGGCTTGAAATATATGCCGATGAGCCGTCTTGGAGCAAAGATTGCCACAACAAGACACTTAACCTCGGTGCAACGATAGCGTCCGAATTTGCACGGTTAATTATGATTGAATTTGAGAGCGAAATAACGGGTTCAGAGCGTGCGGATTATTTACAAGAACAGTACGAAAGATTGCTTGAACAGCTCAGAGTAAGGCTTGAGGCAGGTTGTGCGGTCGGCGGCATAATGTTTAAACCGTATGTTCGTAATGGTGTAATCCTCCCCGATTGCATCACGCAGGACAAGTTTATCCCCCTTAATTACAGCAACGGCATAATAACCGCTGCCGTGTTTTTTAATCAAGAGGTCAAAGGCAAGAACTATTACACAAGAGTTGAAAAGCAGACTTACAGCTACGAAAACAAATCACACACAATTGAAAGTCACTTTTTTGTTTCATCCACTCCCGACAACATCGGGGCGGAAATAAATCCTGAAAATCTTGACAGCGATATGTGGTCGAGAATAGACCCTTACATTGTAATCAACGATGTTGACCGTCCTTTGTTTGCTTTTTGGTCTGTACCTTTCGCAAACCATATTGAAAGCGACAGTCCTCTCGGTGTGTCGGTTTACAGCCGAGCTGTTAAGCTGCTTAATGAAGCTGACTTGCAGTGGGACAGATATTTGTGGGAATTTGAAGGCGGCGAGCTTGCCGTTGATGCCGGCGAAGAAGTCCTTCGACAGCGACCGGGCGAAGATACGCTCGGAACACCGTCAACCCGTGATAGATTGTTTCGCAAATTTAACATTGATGCAGACGATAACAAAGATAAGTCTTTTTATGAAGTTTTTAACCCGACTTTGCGTGATGATAACTACTCAAATGGACTAAACGAAATAAAAAGACAGATTGAGTTTAACTGCTCCCTTGCTTACGGCACATTGTCAAACCCACAAAATGTAGATAAGACAGCGGAAGAAATCAAAGCATCAAAACAGCGTAGCTATACAGCTGTGTCTGATATGCAGCACTCGCTTGAGGCTGTACTTGAGGACTACATATATGCGTGCAATGCTATGGCTGATGCCTGTAATCTTGCTCCAAGCGGAGAGTACGAAGTTAGCTTTAATTGGGGCGACGGCGTGCTTGAAGATAAAGACAAGGAGCAGGCAATACAGCTCAATGAGGTCAACAGCGGAATCCGCAAAAAGACCGATTATCTCAAGTGGCGTTACGGTGTTGATGATAAACAGGCGGCAGAAATGTTGCCCGACAGCGGTGTTGAGAGCTTTTTTGATGAAGGCGGTGGCTCTTAATGCTCACCCCTGAACAGCTTGCTCATTGTGCCGATGATATCATCAACCTATATTCACAGCTTGAAGAGGAGATTGTCCGTGACATTGCTCGCAGAATTGCAAAAACAGGAACAATGACTGACACGGGCATATGGCAGGCACAGCATATGCAGGAGCTTGGCACTCTGCACTCCGATGTGTTGTCAAGTGTTGCAAAATACAGCGACAGGACAGAATCAGAGTTAAAAAAGCTCTTTGAAGATGCAGGTGTGACCGCTACGGAGTATGACAACGAGATTTACCGACAAAACGGCTTAAATCCAAAGTCACTCAAGGTGTCCGATGTGCAAATGCAATTACTTGAGGCAGGCTACAAAAAGACACAGGGCAATCTTAGCAATCTTACTCTGACCACAGCTGTGTTATCACAAACGAGCTTTATCAACGCTTGCAGTCTTGCTGAGTTAAAAGCATCAAGCGGTGCGTTTACTCCGCAACAGGCAATTGCCGATGCAATTAAACAGGTAGCTCAAGACGGAGCGTATGTAATCTATCCCTCCGGTCATCGTGACCGACTTGATGTTGCTGTACGGCGTAATGTTATGACAGGCATAGGTCAGACCACAGGTCAAATATGCCTATCAAATGCCCAAGAGCTTGGCTGTGACCTTATGGAAATTACCGCTCACGCAGGAGCAAGACCGAGCCATGCCGCTTGGCAGGGACAGATTGTAAGCCTGAGTGGTCAAAGAGGTTACTTGTCATTATCTGATATTGGTTACGGCACAGGTGACGGATTTAAAGGCTGGAACTGCCGACACGATTGGTATCCGTACTTTGAGGGTTCGTCCCGAATGTATTCGGATAAAGACCTTGAAGAACTGAACGCTAAAAATATTGAATACCCTGACGGCTCAATGCACACGCTGTATGAGGCAGAACAACAGCAAAGAGCTTTTGAACGCAAAATCAGGGCAACCAAAAGAACACTTGCCGCTTGTGATGAGGCTTTGAATAACCTCTCTGATGAAGAGCTGTTACAAAAGTTAGAAAAAAATTTCAGCCATTATTCCGTTAAGCTGAAACGGCAGGAATCAGAACTGAATAGCTTTTGTAAAAGAACAGGATTACTCAAAGATAATTCACGCTCACAGGCTTACGGCTTTGGCAGAAGTACGGCTCAAAAAGCGGTGTGGAGAAATAAAAAGCAAAAGATTAGTGCGGCGGCAAATAGTGCTATTAGAAACACAGGCAGAGTTTTGGAATTTAATGGTAAAGCAAGTTTTTGTATTGATATTGAGGGATATAACAAAAATGTAACTAATGGATTATCATCTGCAAGTAAAAATGTCGCTAAATTAGGGTCAAAAGACGGTTTAGAACATTTAATATTAGTTGATTTATCAACTGGGGCATATGCTTATTCGGAGAAAGGAAACGATGTATCGGTTGGATTTGACGAATTTAGAAATTTTATCAAGGAACATCCAAATCAGAAATTTGCTTTTGTGCATAATCATAATACTGATGGGTATTTTTCTGAAACCGACATGAGAACACTTTTGACAACAGATAATATAGAAATGTTTGTTGCGGTTCGTATTGACGGTGTCATATATGTTGCTGAAAAAACACAAGCTGCTCCCAATTACGCTCTATTTGACAGACTATTTCCTGATGAAATTTCGGAGTTGAATTTGCAATATAAAAATGGTATAATAACGGCTGGTGAACGAACAAGAAAACGAGAAGAAATTATTGTTGATGGATTGCTTAAAAAGTTTACGAAGGGATTGATTGAAATTGAGTAATAATTGGGCTACAGGTACATTGAAAGAAGCTCCATATTGGAGAGAGAATATGTCACCAGAAGAGTATGAAATTGAAAGAGATTATTTTAATGATCATCTTGAAGATTTTTATAAAGGTACTTATGTACCGCTTTGGAAACAAAAGTTAGCTTAAATTTGACTATATTGGTTTTTACTGCCAAAAGGTAAAGTTATATAGTCGAGTTGAATAAAACAGAATTAAACGAATTTAAACGGGTATTAAAGGGGTGTTTGAAACATCCCTTTTACTTTTACCCTTATTTTTACGATTA